CTTTACCTCAAGTAAGGTCCCACCACAATCGGTGTAAGCTTTGGTAAATCTTTCTAGTTCTAACATGGTGATAACATTAAAGGAAGGCTTCTCTGTATTTACCAGAGAAGCCTTCAAAGAACTTTAAATTATTATGCTCCGCCGCCAGAACCGAGGAGTGCCACCGGAGACATAACTGATGGGATATCAGTAGTGTCGCTGAATTGCACTGCGAAGTCGTAACGCAAGTTCATCTCGATAGTATGGAAATCGTTGGTCGCATAGTTAAATTCGCCCAGTTTCCATCCCTTAGGGTAACACCCATACAGATTTACGTGAAGACGTGGGTTTCTGTGGGCGTCCAATTGCCAGATAGTTACTGTCCTTTTAAAGATGGGGGCTGATGTGATACCGGCAACACCTTCTGGACTAATATTTATATCGCTGGTACCATTTCCGAGACCCGCATAGTGAATCCCATAAACAGGGTCGTACACCGTCCTCATCCACGCAAACAAAGAATCTGCGATATCCCCCTTAACCAAGTTATCAAAGGTAACTGTGATGTCGTCAGGAGTAGGTTTCCCTGGGTAGTAAAACTTTTCATTAACACGATGAACTTCAATGTCCTCAACGCTAAACCCTGGCTGAGTAATCTGCTTACAAGCGAGGGTAAGCCTTTCTTGGTCATCCAAACCGGGAACATTGCTCAAGGCCCCAGCAAAGCGGGGTATCTGGATTTCCCACGCATATGCGCGGAACGATTCCAGAGCGTGCGAGAGACGTGGAGAGTCAGCAACTAGTTCAGCCGCCTTTCCCACATAATATTTGCCATCTGCCATAGTAAGAGTACCTCTGTATTATATAGTGATTACACGCTAGCTGACTGACTTGTCAAGTTTAACTCAAACACAATGACCTCAGCAGCCTTAGTAGGCTTGATGAGAACCTTGCACCAAAGTTCGCTTCTGTCCACGCGAATCGGTGTATTAGTAGTAGAATCGCATACCACCTTAAAGGCAGTAATTCCACGACGTTGTTGGATATCAGCGAGAGCCGGTTGGATAACATCCCGGATAGCTCCCCACGTGACAGGGTCGTTAGGTTCGAAGACAAACCGCCTTCCAGACTGAAGAACCAGTCTGCGGAGGAAAATCATGAGCCTGCGCACATTAACCCGGTCAAGAGCTGTAGAAGCTCGTTGACCAGTGCGTTGTCCGTAAATTACAATCCCATCACTCGTAAATTTAGTAATAGGATTAATAATGTTTCCTGGTCCATAAAGTGCATCACGGTCACCCTGACCCAGTTTAACCTCAACATCAGTGGGCTTGGTCAGCCTTCCCCTGGAAAGTCCAGCAGGAGCAAACCATGGGTCAGCAACTTCGTCCGTATAGCACATCTGTCCGATAGCAAACACGGCTGGGTCATACCAGGTATCACTTCCTGTATAGGCGTCAAACAATTTTACCCACGGCCAATAAACTGAAACGTAACTGCTATTAATTGCTGCAGTCCGTCCGGTAGCCTTTCCGTTCGTCCAAGCTATTGCCTGTTGAGCAGCTCTGAAGCCGACAGGAGGAGACACTACAGCAAGGAAGTTCTGCGTCGTTTCTGCTAAAGTAATAAGAGCATTCTGGGAGGCTTGCTCCGTTATACCAGGAATACCCGCAAGTGTGATAGGGATATCCTCCTGGTCCAGGGCGTAGATTCCAGTCTTATCGCCAGTGTTTCCAATAATGGCTTGTACCACATTGGAATTGCTGAGGCTCCCTGCGTAGTTACCAGCGTCCCCGTTGGTACCACTCATAAGGTTATAAGTTCCAGGTTGCAAAGTTACGCACCGGAATCCAGATGAATCGGATTGGCTGAGGCGGTTAGCGCCCCCGCTTCCAGCGATGAATTTGTAGGCCCCCGAAATGAGAGCTCCGAATGAACTAGGAGCGTTAGTTCCGACATAAGCGGGAAGAGCCGAGGGAGCTCCGCTCGCATCGATTCCGGCCCCGCCATCCCAATAGGTCCCGATGGAGTTCGGCTCGAAGGTGTAAAAATTACCCTTCACGTTATAGGATTTAGCATCAGTGAGTCCTTGGTTAAGAACATCTTCAGGCCAAAGACTGGTCGCTGAAGTTTGGCTAGTAGGCTTACTGAAATTCATATTATATGTTTCATCAGTAGCTCCATCTGAAGTAATGTCGAGTCCGAAATTACCGTTATTAGTAGTGTTGGTAATTTTAGCCTGAAGTCCTCTGAACTGAAGACCCGTCCTATAAGGAATGGCAGAATAGTTGTAACCAAGTCCTGGATACAGGGAAGCAATTTGATAACCCCCAGCCGCACCTGAACCCGCGAAACTCACGCCACTAGGCGCGCCAGATACTTGACCAACCCCCGAAAGCATAGGAGAAGCAGACAAAGACACTTCGTAGTTTGGTCTTGTAATCCAAATATTACGGTTGTTTCTGTCGGGGGTGTAGGGGTCGGGCCATGTTATGTCATCGCTCCCATTAACCGGACTGGGGTTCGTCCCTCCAGGCAAATCTTTATTGGAGCCCCCGATGGTGTCGTCGAGCAGCCATAGACCAGTAAAAGTTAGCTCCGTTACATCAATAGGAGTGGCGGAGAGATATGTCCCCGTATAATCCAAACCAGAGAAAAAGTAAGAACTTACTTCAAACTTAGAACAGGTGCTATCAGTAGCACCAGCATACTTAGAATATACCAAACCGCTCGCCGTGTCATATCCACTCGGGATGTAGGCAAGGTCACCATTAGTCCCATACGCATCCCCAACACCGGCAGCCACTGCTGTGTGCCAGTCTCGTATTTCCCAGTCGGCAAACGCAGTGTTAGGCATGATAGAATCAGCAGCATTTACATTGGGACGTTCACGGTAAGCATAGAAAAATGAGGTGTCTCCTTTTTTCGTACCCGCTATATCCCAAACATCAACACCAAACTTGTAGACGAAGTTAGGGTTCATCCCGGACACCAGCAAAGCTGCGTGAGGGTGAGTAGCAAGAGGAATCGCATTACGAGCTCCGCTAGCGTCTGCCTCAACGCAAGCACGCACATAATAAACCTGGTTAGTCTTTTGGAGAATCTCAAGAGCACCAGTAATTCCCTGACCACCAGTTACCAAGTCGGGAGTACCGAAAGTGCGAATCAGCTGCGCGGGAGTTGTGAGCAGGGTTGGGGTATTAACTGGGCCCCTAGAGGCGAAGCCAACCAAACCAACAACAGATGGGTTAACGGACGGCGAGTAATCCGAAATGTCCTTTTCAATCGAATAAACGCCGGGAGAAACAAAATTAGCCATTACTATTTACCTTTACTTAAATGATATTAATCAGTTGCCTTCTTTGCAATTCCAGACACAAGTCTGTGATACTTTTTTGAGGTACCGATATATTGGACCCAGCTCCCAGGGAAATATGCTCAAACCGCCTTCCGGTTTTTAAAATAATTTCTAGGCTCTGCCTGGATACGTTTATTATGGTAACATTCTTCATTGAACTTCCTCTATCTTATTTAGAGGAACACACTTCTAAAAATGTAAATATTTGGACCTTTGTTATACCTTTGGAACAGGTTCTGTAGGTAAGGGGTTGATAACAAGGGTCTCGCTAGCAAATTCGCCGTTTTCTATATCGACCTCATAGTTCATCTCCCGGATGTCCCCATTGCTCTGTATCATGTATTTACGGCTTGGCATATAGGTCTCCAGTTCAAATGTCGCGGTTTTCCGCAACACTCTATCCTCCCTATCTGCGACTTCGAAAACGGAGTTTTCTGAGACAGCCGTCAAAAACGCGTAGGTTTGCTCATCAAATGTAGTTCCTACGCGGAGATGTGGATGAAACTTGTACTCAACATATTCCACTAGCTGATTCATATCCTCAGTATACTTCGTCCACATATTTAAACGGTAAGTAAGATTTACAGCTTTAGGTGAGAGAGACGCTACGCGCGTGTGCCTACGTGTCTTTTTGTTGTGAATAGTCCAAAATTCAATATTAAAATTAGGTTTCCTTCGCGTCGGGTCTTCATCAGTTACATCTATCCCTATAGTCATGACAGGAAGCTGTAGAGTTCTCGCTTGAAATATCTTAGCAATGGCCCTTTCTGGGTTTGCGTACCAAACAGGCACAGATACCACCTCTCCATCTGGACCAACGATTTGAGCATCGCTGAATAAACTCATAACCTTTTTGGAGGTTTCGCGATAAAACTCTTGTGTTCTAAAGTTCTTGCTTTCCCGTTCAAATATCTGTCTCTTGATATCAAAAGTATTCGCTACCCTATGCCCTCCTATACTAGCATCAGTGACGCCGTCTATGGTTGGCGGGTATTCGCCAAAAGGGGGACCAGAAACTTCGACCATTAGTATACGGTAAACGCAGCAGGTTCTTCTATTTCCGACAGAAGGTCATTAATGAGTATCTCTTTTTCTTCTGCAGACTCTTTTATCAAAGCGTCGCCGTTCAATCTCGCACCACCCTGGGGGGATGGGAATTCTGCGTACTTACCACGAATTTGTCCTAGAATCCCTTTAGAAATAGCACAGGAAAATTTTTGTATCCAACTAATAAAGTATGGATGGAGAGTTTCGCTATTCAAACACTTATACTCAACCACGACATCCTCCACGTCATCCATCACAGGAGTAGGATAAACTACGAGATATTTACTGTTAACAATCTGCATAGAACCTTCTCTACCCAAAATCTTCCTAATGGACTTCAAATGCATTTTAAGCAAAAGAAAATCACTAACAGCAAAGTCTTGGAATAGGAAGTTATCCTGGAAGTATTTAATGAAGAAATCGAATTCAAGCGTTTGTCCGGCAAGTGGGATACTCAGAAGAGATTTCTTATACGCCGCATAACGAAAGTTATTTATCATGAAAGAAGGTAGCTCATACATGTTAACGTACGGCTCAACTCGGAAAGCG